TTATTAATTAAAAACAATGGTAATATTACAACATACTACAAAAATAGGTAACAGATTATTTTATATAAATAAACTTAGAGATGGTCTTTTAAACTACAATAGCGTAAACGGAAAGACTAATAGAACTTACCACTATAAAAATGCTACACTATATTATAAAGCATTTAAAAAAGCTAAATCTAATATTAACTTAAACAACTAATAATGCAAGATTTACACAAACCAAAAAAATACATTGTAATTGAGTGTTGTAAATACACGGAAAAAACAATAAATGAATTTCAATATAATTGTGAACTTCAAGCAGATACTAAGTATATGGAATTATTTGAAAGCTATAATTGTGTACAAGGACACACAGAAATAAAATTACTAGATTTAAGGTTATCGGTCAAGCGATATTAAAAATAGTCTTTGGTGGCTATGCCTAAACTCCACAACCTCCTACTGAAATAAATAGGGGGTTTTGGTGGTATAACTAAAACAATTATTAATTATGCACAAATTTCAAGAAATATATGACAACACTTGTAAAGTACAAGTTAAGAAAGTCAAACTTGGCGATGTAACTTACCACTTACATTGTAATTTATCAATGTTAGAAGATATGCTACAAAATGCAGAAGAAAAATTAATTTACTACAAACAAAGAGATAACGAAACTCTTGTTGAATGGTATCAAGGTCAGATAGAAGCCTATCAAAATTCATTAGAAATGTTAACAAGTTTAGTAAGAACTTACAATAATTTATAATATGAAACGAGATACTAAAATTACAATAGCTTTAGGGTTAAGTCTAGCCACCCTTTTAATAGTGCTAGACATAATAGGAATTATTAATTTAGTCGCATATTAATATGACACAAAAAGAACAAATGGTTAAGTTATTTAAGGATAATGGCTTAGTCAAAGAAGATGTTTTTAAACACAAACATTATACAATTATCACTCGTAGTGGCATAGACAAGATACAAGCAAACCTAAGTATATACATATCTTACGATGTTATACGATGTGAGCCTAACTATGCAGTAGTTAAGGCTAGTGCTAACCTACACGAAGAAAGTGCCATAGAAACCTTTGGAAGTGCCTTAAAAGGCGAGGGGTACAAAGATGGTAACACAAATACTTGGTATGTAATAGAAACTGCTGAAAAAAGGGCGATGAGTAGAGCAGTACTAAAGTTAGCTGGACTTTACGCACTAGGTGTTTATGGCGAAGATGAAAGTGAAAGTTTTAAAAGATAAATTAACCAATTAAATTAAATATTATGAGTTTAGAAATGAAAGGTAAGTTAGTCAAAGTATTAGACTTACAAAGTGGAACTAGCAAAGCTGGTAAACAATGGGTAAAGCAATCGTTTGTAATTGACACAGGTGGTCAATACAATTCAGAGTTATGCTTTAATCTGTTCGGTCAAGACAAAGTAGATTTACTTAGAGATGTAACAATAGGCGATGAGGTTACTGTATTGTTTAACCTATCGTCAAGAGAGTATAAGGGCAACTATTATACATCTGCTGATGCTTGGAAGTTTAAGCAATCTAAAGAAGAAAAGTTAGATAGTTTTGATAATGCCTTTGGCGATGAAAGTCCTTTTTAATTATGTATGAAACTTTCCCATATTATACGCAAGATGGTATAAACAAAGGTTCTGATTATGAATGTGCTAAAAACGAGTACGGATTATTAGACTTTGATAATAAAAGATTTATTATAAAAACTATACCACCAGCAGACGATACGATAGTTAAGAAAACTTTGATAACATTTAAAAACAATACTTTAGGTGCAGTTGTTAAAGGCGATATGTTTACAGGTCGCAGTTATGTAGATAACGTGTATGCTAAAGGCATAGTGTTTAAAGGTACAGACAAAGAACTAGATAGCTACGCATTAGAATTAATGAGTAAGGGATATAACATACAAGATTTTTACGATTATGAAAAAGACAACAAGTAAATTATTAGCAAAGGCTCAATCCCTAGTAACAACTGTTACAGGTACTGACATACCTAAGACCACTAGGCAAGAGGTAATGAAAGATGTAAGGGCAATCTATCGAAAGATAAAAGAAATTGAACCTGACATTTACAAGATTTTAAACGATGACGATAACCACAAAACTACTAAGTAATGTTATATGAGATAATAAAAAAATACGACCTATCTGAAATAGAAGTATTAAGTATAGTACACGAATGGTACACAATGGGTTTGTACGAAGATATACTTATGGACGAAGATGGTTATGAATTAGATGAAATTTGTGAACAAAGAATAGATGTAATATTAAAAAACAATTATGAATTTAACTAAAGAGATTGAACTACTGATGTTTATAACATCAAAGCATATATCTGTCGAGCAAGACGATATAAATGTTAAGACAAAGTACAAAGAGCAAGTAATGGCTCGTATGGTAATATGTAATATACTTATGGAATGTGGTATGAAACCAGCACAACTAGCTAAACACTTCTGTAAGCATAGAACAAACTATTATCATTATCTTAAACTTCACAAGCAATATATACAAAACCCTAGAATGTACCCTGAATACATAGAGGCTTTTAATTTAGTGTTTGCAGAGTATAAGAGCAAGTCTGAACGCATAGAACGTATTAACGAACTACAAGCGTTAGATGAGGTAGATAGAGCAATAGCAGACCTAATACAAATTCGTAAAGCATTAGCGTAATGACAAAAGAACACACAATAGATTTACAATTACTAATAGCTACCTTTAGATGCTTTAACGAGCAGCTATACAATCTCAAGGGTACACACTCTAAGATAGTAAAGCTAAAGTTTAACAGACTTTTAAAAGTAGCAGACCAATATGAAAAAGAAATTATTAAATTTACCGACAATAATCAAGACGTAGAAACTATCTATGATAGTCTTATGGATATTATTGTAGAAGTAAAAGAAACCGTTAGCAAATAAAATTATGAAATTGACACAAAAAGCAAAAGTACTAAGACATCTGCAAGAGGTAGGTGCATTAACTCCTGTTCAAGCGTTCTTTGATTATAGCATTATGCGATTAGCAGCAATCATATTTAACTTAAAAGATGATGGCTATGATATAGAAACCACTATACTCAAATCAGAAAACAAGTTTGGAGAGCCTGTGAGATACGCACAATACAAACTGACTAAGTAATGCAAGGCTACATTAAGCTACATCGTAAGATATTAGACAACGGAGTGTTTGCAGATGCAGAACTACTAAAGGTGTTTGTGTGGTGCATACTCAAAGCCAACACGACACCTAACGTAGTCTATGGTAGAAAGGTAGATGTGGGTGAGTTTATCACAGGTAGGATAACTGCAAGCGAAGAACTATACTTAAAGCCATCAACTATTTACAAGCGTTTACAGAAGTTAAAAGCACAAGGCTATATAGATATATCAAGTAACACTAAAAACTCTCTTATAACTGTCGTAAACTATAAATCTTACCAGCTTAATGAGAAACCTAAGAAGCGTAACTTAGATACAGTTAGCAATAAGTTTCTTATAGAGGTATCTGCATTTAAAGAACTATATAGTGTAGAGATGTTAGAAGCCTTTATAGACTATTGGACAGAGCCAAACAAGTCTAAGACTAAGTTGAGGTATGAACTACAAAAGACTTTTGATATTGCACGTAGGCTAAAGACTTGGAGTAAGAACGAGAGTAAGTTTGGAACTAAAAAGAATAATGTAATGGACACTTGGCAAAGTGTTAGAAACGAAATGTTAAATGACTAAGAAGAAATTAGTAACTTGCTCTCCATATATGTTGCTTATGGGATATGAGTATGAGTATAAAAAGGATAGAATGATTTACAATAAACAATATAAACGCAAAAAGAAAAATGAGAGTATTTGATATGTTAAAAGCTGGTCAAGTTAATGATGTTAAAGTATTCTGCATTGACTTAGTAGGTATGTGTTACACATCGTTAGGGCAAAAGCCTGACAAGGAACAGATGAAAGGAATGGCGCAACTACTATACAAAGACTTAATTACTTACCATACTAATCTACCGATAGATGAAATTAAGTTTGCATTTGAAAAAGGTTTAAGAGATGCTGAACAAGGTACAAGTGCCTTTATTAATGTGCGTACTTGGTCTGTGTGGATTAATGACTACAAGCAAAGAGCCATAAAAAAACGCAGTCAAGGTAGGCTAACAGAATACCAGCAGCATCAACAAAGTCAAAAGGCAATAGCTATGACCATTAACAAAGCAAAGAGAATAAAATGAGAGAGATATATTTAATAGCATTAATACTAGGCATAGCTTATACAGGACTTACATTGTACTTCCAATGGCGAACCGATAAACAATATGATGAATGGCTAAAAAGACAAAGACACACGCAAAACTTAAGAAAGAACTAGACAAAGTATTTAGCCAATACATTAGATGGGCATACGCTGATGATAGTGGAATGGTAGAGTGTTATACTTGTGGTGTAGTTAAGCACGTAAAAGAAATGCACAACGGACACTTTCAAAGTCGTAAGCATACCAGCACAAGATGGCACGAGAATAATTGCAGACCACAATGCCCAAAGTGCAATCTATATAGTGAGGGTGAGAAATGGATATATGGCAACAAGTTAGTAGCTGAATTAGGCAGAGATGCAGTAGATGAAATAGTAGCACTTAGCCACAAATCTGTTAAATACTCAAAGTCAGACTTAGAATATCTGATAGAAATATACAAAGAGAAATTAAAAGACCTATGTGAATAACTATTTATCAACACCTTGAAACTTATATATACTTTTTCGTATAATCGTATGTGATTGATAATGAGCTATTTACACAACTAAAAGATACTGCTGCTAACTTCATACCAGCAAAGCACTTAGACGATGTTACTCAAGAGGTATTTATGTATCTATACGAAGATGCAGAAAGGCTTGAACAACTTATAGCAGATAAAAAAATAAAATGGTACTTCATAAGGCTATGCAAGAATAACTACTACTCTAAGACTTCTAAGTACTACTACAAATACAATAGACCTTACAAAGATGTTAGCTTTAATGATGACATAATGAAGCTAGGGTTAAAACTAAAATCAGAAGATTTATATTTTATACAAGACAGTGATATGATTAACGATATTCTGTCGGAGTTGTATTGGTATGATAGAGAACTATTTAGATTGTATGTACTTGGTGATAATGATGGTAGAAAATATACCTATACTAGCCTTAGTAAAAAGACAAAGATAAGTAGAATGAATATATACATTACTATCAAAAAGGTTAAGGAATATATAAAAGAAAGACTAAAAGAAAAGCGTAATGATTTATGATGATTTACAACGATTAGTAGGCTATGGCTTGAGCATCATAGAATGTTATGATGAACTAGGGCAACTAGAATACATTATTAACTTAGAAGAAATGACCTTTGATGATGTAGATATAGTACTAAGTGATGAACACGCACCAATAGGAATTATTAAATTATATAGATATGGACAAACGCAAGAAAATGGACACTCCAAACTTGATGGTAAAGACCTATAACTATCTCAAGGCAGTAAGCAAGAGAGTATTAGGGGGTATGGAAAACGTAGATGTAACAACATATTATGACAGAGCATATATCTGCTCTCGATGTCCACACTTAACACCTGAAGTAGAATGTAGTTTATGTGGTTGCCCAATAGAAACAAAGGCAGCTTGGAAAACAGAAAAATGCCCCAAAGGAAAATGGAAAAACCTATAACAGAAGAACAAAAGCAACGCATACTAAAAGTATGGCAACTATGTAAGACAGGTGTAGCACAGAACAGAGAAGCGAAAGCAGAACTGATTACGCTATACAATGAGATACATAGAACACGATATAAGACAACTTCTAATTGCAGTAGTTGTATAGCTACTTGCTACAACGGAATTAAAAAGATAGTAGATACATTATGAACACACCAAATTATTACAAAGGAACTTATTACAAAATGGAAGCACACGAAGTCATAGAAGATTTCTGTGGCAACAGTTATAACTTAGGGGTAGCACTAGCCTACTTAATGAGAGCTGGTAAAAAAGAAGATAACGATATATCTAAAGACATACAAAAGGCAATAGACCACCTCAACTTTGAACTTAAAAGGCAAGAGCATCTGAACGAAGAACAAAGTGAGTTAGATAGAATTAACGATAAGATATTTAAGTACAATGGAACGAGTACCTATTAATAGCATACGTAATAATCCTATTAACCCTAGACTTGTCAATACTGCTAAGTTTGAAAAGCTAAAGCAGTCTATACAAGACTTTCCACAAATGCTTGAGTTAAGACCGATAGTGATAAATGAAAATGGCATTATACTCGGTGGTAATATGAGGTATAAGGCATTAGTAGAATTAGGTTACAAAGAAGTACCTGTAATAGTTGCAGAGCATATTACTAAAGAACAAGAGAATGAGTTTATAATAAAAGATAACTTGGGCTTTGGCGATTGGGATTGGGATATACTAGCTAATGAATGGGATAGTGTAGAGTTAGAAGATTGGGGATTAGATGTATGGCTTAATCAAGATGATTTGTTTGCTAGTTTAGATGATGAACCTAATGAAGAACTAAAAAAATTAGTAGAAGAAGCAAAGAAAAATATATGCGCCTTATGTGGCAAGTAAACAACAAAATCCAACACTATGCAAGATAGAACAGAGAAACATAAAATAGCTATGCTAGAGGCATTAGAAAAGACATTAGGAGTAGTAACATCTGCTTGTAAGATAGTAGGCATAGATAGGACTACACACTACCAATGGCTAAAAGATGATGAGGCATACCATAAAGCAGTTAAGAGCATTGATGATGTAGCTATTGACTTTGCTGAAAGCCAACTACATAAACAGATAGGTAAGGGTAGAACACAAGCTACAATCTTTTACCTAAAGACCAAAGGTAAGAAAAGAGGTTATGTAGAGAAACAAGAGTTAGATGTATCAGGAGAGTTTAAGCCTATCACAATAACTCTAATGCGAGATGATGAAAGCGAAACTAACGGATAAACAATGGTTAGCGATTGACTACCTAACAGACAAGACCACAACAGAAGTACTGTATGGTGGTGCTGCTGGAGGTGGTAAGAGTTTCTTAGGTTGTGCTTGGATTATAACACTATGCACACAATACGATGGTATCAGATGTATGATAGGACGCAGTAAGCTAGACAATCTTAAAAAGACCACACTAAACACTTTTTTCGATGTATGTAGCCAATGGGAAATACAAGCTAACGTACATTACAAATACAACGCATCAAGTAATATCATTACGTTCTACAATGGTTCAGAGGTTATATTAAAAGATTTATTTCAATACCCATCAGATAGGAACTTTGATAGTCTAGGCTCACTAGAACTTACTGCTGCATTTATAGATGAGTGTAACCAAATAACAGAGAAAGCTAAACAG